GTATTTAGCTACAGCTCTTACTGAAAAATAACCTTTTCTATGATTCATCAATCGAAAGTAAAGATTCATAACTAACACTTTCGAGTGCCATGTTTTGCAGCTATAATACTTCTGTTTGTAGGTCATTTATTCCTAGCTATTCTTCTAATATGCTTCATCACTCTCTTTTTATTTTCTGGTCTTTGAGTCCAATGTAATTTCTTTTTCTTTGAAATAATTGCAGTTCGGACGTTTTCAGTTCTATCAGGATTTAGTATACTTATAGTCGTTCTAATTGACCGCGCGATGTTCTCGTGTTCCATAGCTAAAATTTCGAGCTTTTCTGTCAGTTTCATGATAGTCCTCTTGAGTTTTAATATTAAATGCTTCAGCTAATGCTGTTGCAATAACAAATGATTTAGATACTCCATAATGCCTTGAAATAGATTCTACCCGTGCGCGAATTTCTTTCAACACGCACGATGATAATTGTTTCCTTCCACCTTTCACGGGACGTTGATGAATCATTTTTCTATTACTCCAATTCGAAATGCACGCCATCCCTTATCTTTGTAATCTACTAATTCAAATTCTACTGACATTCCAGTGGTTAATTCCTTAAAGTTTTTAGTTGTTGGTAAAAGACCGGACCAATGAAAGAAAATTCGTGTAAAGGGTTTAGCGCGCGAACTAATAAATCCCCAACCGGATGGAGATATTTTAATTATTCTACCAGTAATACGTCCATTTAACGGAATAACTTCAGCTTCCTGCATAATATTTTGTTCCTAATGAAAAGTGAGCGCGCGGCCTTTCATATGTCTGTCCTTAGTAGGACGTTAATCATATAATTAACCGCGCGCCCATATCCGTCCGTTTAGCTAACAGGATTCAGAACAGAGCCTATTCAGATGGCATAATAGGTTGTTCGTCATCATCCTCATCGTCGTCGGACGGAATTTCTTCATTTTCTTCATCTTCATCATCGTCCTTGAGTAAATCTTCTGGAAATTCTTCCTCTTTTTCAGGAGGAATTTCTTGAAATTTGTAATTCATAGATTTACCTCACAGCACGATATTTGTGATTGATACGATTTACCATGCGGTTTTCGTACATTTCATTCTCGACAAACACGTCGAGTTCTCGGCCTTCTGCATTTTTGAAATCGACGCGCGTTCCTGGCAAAATTTCAACACCTAACGAGGCAAAAAATCCAACCATAAATCCTTTAGCCTTGCTGTTGAAATTCCAATATGGAGAGGGAACATTCTCAAATTCCTTATCTCCAGTATCAGCATCATGAAGCACTTTTCCTTCTAGAATCCAATTCGTGGAATCTCCATTTTTGGAAAGAGCTTCAGTTACTTTGTTAATGCGAACCCGATACCACGCGGGCTTGATGATTTTGGAGCGGAGAATGTCTTCCTGTGAGAATTCTACTAACATTGTTTGGTTACTCCCTTTTGTATGCCTTTAATTCAGCTTTGTATTGTTCTATTTCAAGATTTCTTTCTTTCTTAGCTTTAATTACATTTTCTCCTGTTCTCTTTTCATTTACGCATTGTTTTAGTTGCATAAAAGAATGTTTTTCTATTTGAAAGGAGCACATTGGACATGTCATATGATTAAAATTTGGTTACTGGTTTTTCATCTTTTAGTTGCTGCATAGCTGGTTTAATCCATCGTTCGTACAAAGGTTCATTATTGAAAACTATTGAAGCTGGTAATGGTAAGCTAGTTCGCGCGAAATCATCACCAGTATGCACAGTTTTCAGTCCATATGAGCCTTCCTTACTTGTGTCAATAGCGCCTTCTACATTGAAATGATATACCTCCTCGCAATAAGCAGGAATCTTTGCGGAAATAATCTTGCCACCTGTAACTATAATGCGCGCGAAATGTGTACGTGAATCAGGTATATTCCTATCACCAATTACGTGAGCAATAAGAATTACATTAGTTTTATGAAACTGATTGATGTCTTTGAGTAAAGCTAACATTTCGCTGAATGCACTAGCTTCTGCTTTGTAATCTTCCAGTGTGTTAACTGGTATACCCGCAACGCGCATACCTTTTTCTTCCCCAGATTTAGTAGTAGTACCAGTTTTAAACTTCATTGTTTGGCGATTAACCGCATCTCCAATAGAAGTTATTGAATCCATTATCAAAGTTTTATAGGGACAACTAACTTGTAATTTTTCGAGTTTAACTCTAATTGAATTCCAGTCAGTGTATCTATCAAATTCTACGTCCTTGAAGTTAATTCCCCATCTCTTACCAGGAAGTAGCATAGCCTTTATCTTTTGGTCTACATCAAACCAGTATTGTGGTGTAGGAAAAGATAAAGCTGCCGTAGATTTGCGCGTTCCGGGTTCACCCTTAAACATTCCAAAAAATGTATCAGGTGTTACAACATCTAATGTTGGCATTAGTTAATTCCTGTGGAATTTTCTTTTCAAATTAACAATTCGTTTATATTCCAACATAGCTCTCTTATACAAACGCCATCTTATTCTTTTAGTATTTCCATAACCATGAGGAACTTTAATGAAGGACATTAGGTGGTCCTGCTAAGAATGTTACTGCTGCTTGTTTAGCTAATAAAAGATTATTTGTTTCATAGTTACAATCTTTGCAAATAAGAATCATTTGTCCATATTCAATTAGACACCAGAAATGTTTATGTAAGCAAACAACTGATTCTAAGTTAACAGTTACTTTATTCATTGGTTTATTTCCTTTGCATAAGTATCTGTGTTTTTCCTACATATTTCTAAAACAGTTACACAATCAATACTAGTAAAGCCCTGTCCTGCTAGTATTTTTATTGCATTTATTAAATCAATCTGAAGCTGAAATAAAGAACTACGAGCAGCTCCCTCAAATTTCATTAGTTTCTCCCATTCATTTGTCATATTTTACCTACTAACTCGGCTAGTTTATCTATTATTGTTTGATTAGATGACTGTTTGCAGTTTATGCAACGTGGTCGGGTTAATTTCATGTTTTCTTTATCAAGAAAGAATACATTTCCGCATCGATAACAAAGTGATTCACGTCCAATTGCTAATTCTTCTCGAACATGATGGGTACATCCGGGTATTGAGCACTTGTACTCAATACGTTGATTCCTACCTATCTTTATCCGAACGTACCTGTGAATGTGCTTAGTCATTAGTCGTTATTGATATCCCATGCCTTGCCTACTTCAAAGTTAACTTTTAGTACTTCGTCGCGCATATTTCTATCTGATTCACAAACCCCTCTAAAGTTACAGTATCCATATTTGTTTTCGCAGTGTGTATAATTAGGTGGAAAATAGTTCGCTTCATTATACGCAACTAACATGCGCGCGTAATGTGGAACTGTTTCGTTAACCCATTCGGCTAATCTATCAGCGGAATAACTAACTAATACACGTTGAAATTTTTCATGTGGTTCCAAAGTAGTTTGGAATCCAATTTTATTTATGCACACGTTGCGTGCTTTAAGAAGGATGCACTGTCCTATGAATTGGTTATTAAGTGACAGTACATCCCTTCTCTGTTTGCTCGTTTTATGGTCAACGGATATAAATCCTTGGTTTGTGTCAGCAATTAAATCGAATTTTGCTTTCCAGAAAACGCGCAACTCACTATCTTCATAAACAATCTCGCCGCGCACTTCTTCTACTGCAATAGGAGTCCAACTATCGTTCTTATGAAACTCAAAATATTTTTCCATCGTAATCAGAACGTGTTTCCATCCAGTTCTATTTCTATCATTATCTTCTGGTGTATTAACTAAACCATTTATGTATTCCTTACCAGCTATGAACCCTTGTGATATGGATTCATCTCTATTTTTCCCAGTGATTAAGGTTTTGTAATATGTTTCTAGAATTGTGTGAACTAATGAGCCACACTCTAAACTATTAGACTTACCACCGATTTGATTTAAATTTCTATTGAAACGAAAATCGGCTAGTCTAGGGCAGGATTGTAGAGTAGACAAGAGTTGAGAATCCATTGATATGTTAGTCATTTTAATAAGTCTTCTATGTCTATTTCACTAACGGTTTCTAAGTTTATTTGCGCGAGTTCTTTTTCTAAACGCGCGCGGCATTCATCACACATATTTCTATCTTCATCATTACTTATGGTTGGGCATACCCAATTCTGTAAATCACAGAGGTAT